CTCAAGGAACAGGTCGAGCGGCTGACCAAGGCCGGGGATGCGATGGTTGACATGGTCGATTGGGAAGTGCCTTACGAACGCCGCAAGAAGCTAGAAGCAGATTGGAACGCCGCCAAGGAGGGCAAGCAGTCGTGAAGCACCCGAAGCAGGTCGGTATGTCCTGCAAGAATACCCGCTTCATCAAAGCCAGCCTGACCCCTTACGAAGCCAAACTCGTCGAGAAGACCACCAAGGCCGACCGGGATCGCTGGAACGAACTGATGGCCAAACCTTGGAACAAATGGCAACCCACTCAACCTCCCGCCCCAACAACTACGGCAAAATCAAACAAGCGGTCATCGAAGCCCACGCCGCCGGCCTGACCTACGCCGACATCGAGGCCAAGTACGGCTACCGCCGCGCCAGCCTTTACGAAGCCGCTAGACACCTTAAACTTAACCTTAAACCATCCAAACATCGCACATGAGAAAGCCCCCAATCAACCTGACCGAGTACACCCATAAGATGCCCCGACGCTGCCACGCCCTGCTCGTCATCCTAGACGGGGGTAAGGTCGAACATCCCGAGTTCGTGGCCTACAGCCGGGACGAGTTTGCCGCCGAGCTGGCCAAGTGGAAGCGCACCGTGCTGCCTACCCTTCGCCGTTCCAACGTCGAGTTCTGGGAACTGCACAACGGCGATCACCAGGCGGTCAACCTGCTCAACCGATGAGCCGCCAGAAGATTAATTGCTACGGGCGTCCGCCGGCCAGGCTGGCCGTCCTAGAGGGCATCAAGCACGGCCTGACCGCCAAGGAGACAGCCTATGCCTACGAGTATAGCATCCGTGCCGTGCAAGAAGCCGCCGCTCGGATGAAGGTGTCCTTCATCTGGTCTGGCATCGGTCGACCCCCTAAACACCTGCCTAAGAATAACAATGAACATCAATAAGGGCTGGAAGCGGTTCATGGCGGTTGGCTGCTCCCACGGGATGTATGCCGATCCGAAGGCCATCGAGGGCGTCCTCAAGTTCAAGGAACGCTGGAAGCCCCACATGACCGTCCACCTAGGCGACTTCGTGGACATGACGCCCTTCATGTCGTCGGCACGGGGCAAGGGTGACGCCGTCGAACCCGATATCGGCGGGGGGCTGAAGTTCCTCGACCAGCTCCGCCCGAACGTCGTTCTGGCCGGCAACCATGAGGTACGCCTGTGGCGCGAAGCGGCCTCGGACGACGAAGTCTATTCTGGCTACGCCCTTCGACTGATCAACGACATCACCGAGCATTGCCGTAAGCGGAAAGCCCTCTTCATCGAGTACACCGGCATCTGGCAGGCGTTTCAGTTGGCCAACTACAAGTTCACCCACGGAACAGTTTACGGCGAGAACGCCCCGAGGGATATGGCAGAGATGTACGGGAACGTAATCTTCGCCCATACCCACAAGGTAGGTCGCATGACCGGACGCCGGGACGATACTCCGACGGGCATCAGCGTCGGCACCCTGACCCGTCGGGGGGCTATGGATTACGCCAATACGCGCAGGGCCACGTTCGCCTGGTCGCAGGGCATGGTCTTCGGCTACTATACCGACGATAAACTCATACCGTGGGTGCATGAGCAGCCGCATGGCCAAGACGAATGGATTTTACCCGTATGAAGACCGACGAAGTCCTGAAGAAACTCTGGAAAATAAGGTCCAAGGGAGCCGACGAGATTCCCAAAGGCTTCAAGGACTTGGATCAGTTGACCAAGGACTGGAAGGTTCACCGCACGACGGCGCGGGAATGGGTGCTGGAACTGGTCAAGGCCGGCGAGATGAAGCAGCTCAAGTTACGCTTCTTCGACGGTAAGCGTATCCAGATGAAATACTTTTACGGTTGACGCCGTAGGGTGGGGGGGGAGATAACGATCACGCCACCTATGAAATATCTATCCGTCTGCTCTGGCATGGAAGCCGCCTCTGTCGCATGGCACCCGCTCGGCTGGACTCCAGTCGGCTTCTCCGAGATTGAACCCTTCCCATCAGCCATCCTCAAACACCGATTCCCTGACGTACCTAATTATGGCGACCTCACCAAACAATCAGAATGGCCCATCGAACCCGGAACAGTTGACCTTCTGGTCGGCGGAACCCCTTGCCAGTCTTTCTCAATCGGAGGCAAGAGAGAAGGACTCGACGATCCAAGAGGACAACTTATGTTTTCTTTTCTTGAACTGGCTGGCCGGTTGCGGACCAGATGGGTTTTATGGGAGAACGTCCCAGGAGTCCTGTCGTCCGGTAAACCTAAAGGGTCTGACTTCGGATGCTTCCTTCAAGGGCTGGTCGAACGCGGGTATGGTGTGTCCTACCGCGTGTATGACGCTGTCCATTTCGGCGTCCCCCAGCGTCGTCGTCGAGTCTTCGTTGTCGGGTGTCTTGGAGACTGGCGAGCTGCCGCAGAGGTTCTTTCTATCCGCGACGGCTTGCGAAGGCATCTTACGAAGGGCCACCAAGAAGGGGAAGAAACTTCCTCCGATTCTGGAAAAGTCCCTGATGGCTGCCGTGTCTTCCGCAAGTCCAGAAGAGCGCAATCAGTAGATGATTATGAGACATGGGTGCCGGATGAAAAATCAAACACCCTAAACACTTTCGATCTGACCGGCGACGTCCGTTCGACCCATGCCGTGATCGAGCCGATGGTCTATGAAAACCACGGCCAGGACAGTCGTATCACCGGGCCTTTGAAGGTAGCCCCTTCGGTCGTAGCAAAATTCGGAACCGGTGGAAACAACGTACCCTTGGTAGACTTCAACATGAGGGTACGCCGGCTTACCTGCGTGGAGGTCGAACGGCTGCAAGGATTCCCCGACAACTGGTCCCGCATCCCATGGAAAGGGAAGCCGGAGGAAAAATGTCCTGACGGCCCTCGTTACAAAGCCTGCGGAAATTCCATGGCTGTCCCGGTCATGCGTCACATCGGCGAAAAAATCAACAACTATGCCCTATAAATACAGCAAACACGCGATCCGCATAGAGCCGCGCAAGCAATACGACAAGGCTATCCTTGGACGCACCAAAGATGGTCGTCTGATTTATTCTTATTACAGGCTGGTCGAAGTAACGATTGACATCATGTATGCGAAGAATGATTCGTTGTATCTTACCGAGGACGAAACAGACCAGGCAGTCGAATGGGTCGAGTATAACATTCTCGGCCTGAACGATTCCAAAGAAACACAGTTCAAGCTTTCGTACCGAAAGTAGTAAGAATTTCCCACAAGAGCCACCATGACCACCGAAGATCGCATTTCCGGGGCGAGAGCCTATCTCGCCAAACTGCCTGCCGCCGTCGCCGGCCAAGGCGGACACCCCGCCACCTACCGCGCCGCCAGCATTCTGGCCAACGGCTTCGACTTGCCGTGGTCGGACGCCTGGTCGCTGCTTCAGGAGTTCAACGCCCGTTGCTCGCCCCCTTGGTCGGAGAAAGACCTGCGGCACAAGTTGAACGACGCCTACGTCAAGCCGCACGAACGCCAGAAGGGCTGGCTCGTCGCCGGCAAGGAACGCCGTGTCGGCGCGAACGGACGCTTCGTCTTCGACCCGAACCGTGTCGCCGAGCTGGTCGACGTGCAGACGCCGTTCACGACCGCCGATGTCCTGCTGAACTGCTTCAAGGACGAGGACGTCATCTGCATCACGAACGAGGCCGGCCAGACCGAAGACGGCAAGTGGTTTCCAGCGTCGAAGGGCATCTTCCTGACCCGTGCCGAGTGGATCACCAAGTTCTTCGGCCCCGGAGCCGTGGGGGCTGCGAAGTTCGCCGGCACGGAGTCGGGGGCTTGGATTCGTATCAACCCCTTCACGCCTGACGACTTCACGGGTACCGACGGTTCGGTGTCGGCCTACCGCCACGTCTTGGTCGAGTTCGACAAAAAGGCCAAGGACGAGCAGATCGCCATCTTCCAGCAGTCCAACCTGCCCATCAGCCTGCTCGTCGACTCGGGCGGCAAGTCCGTACACGCCTGGGTGCGCGTCGACGCCCAGAGCAAGGAGCAATGGGAGGAACGCCGTAATACGGTGTATGACTACCTTTCGGACCACGAACCCGACCCGCAGAACAAGAACCCTTCCCGCTGGAGCCGGCTGGGGGGTATCATGCGCGGCGAGAACGAGCAAAGAATAGTGGCGTTCAAGATTGGTTCGTTGGACTGGGACGAGTTCATGGCGTGGCGGGAAGGTCAGGACTTCCCAGAGGAGGTCACGACGGACGTCCTTGAGAATTACGACGTACTGAACGACCCCAACACGGTCATCGGCCACGGACGCTGGTTGCAGAAGGGCGGCTCGCTGCTGATCACCGCACAGTCCGGCATCGGCAAGTCTTCCTTCGCAATGCAGATGGCCATGTCATGGGCTTGCGGACGGGAGTTGTTCGGCATCCCGGCGAAGCACCCGCTGAAGATGGGCGTCCTTCAGGCGGAGGGCGACGTGGGTGACATGGCCCAGTCCTTCCAAGGCGTCATGTCGGGCATGAGGCTCAACAACGACGAGAAGGCGATGGTCAGGCAGCACCTGCACTTCTTCAACGAGTCATCGAAGCGCGGCTCAGATATCATCCAGCTCGCCCGTAAGATTATCGTCCGGCATAAGTTGGACGTCATCGTCCTCGACCCGCTGATGGCCTACATCGGCGGCAACATAAACGACAACGTCGACGTGACGAACTTCTGCCGTGGGCTGCTGGAGCCTATGCTCAAGGAGACGGGGTGCATCGCCATCCTGATCCACCACGAAGGCAAGCCGAAGGCCAAGGAGGTCACGGATGGCCAGACTTTCTCTGACATGATGTACAGCGGTACGGGCGGGGCGGAGTTGGTGAACTACGTCCGCGCCGTCCTGAACATCAGGCGGGAGTCGAAGGACTTGCCGGTGTTCTCATTCAACCTATCGAAGCGCGGCAAGGAAGCCGGGATGCGGACGCCCGACGGCAAGCCTACCCTCGTCCTTAAACTCAAGCACTCGGACGACCGGGTATTCTGGGAGGTCGCCCCCTTGGCCGGCGGTTTCGAGCTGCTCAAGGTCGGCCAGCAGTATCGGCACTTTGAGTCCAAGCCCCGCCTGAGCCGGGGTGCTTTGCTGGAGGAACTGGTGGCGGATCACAAACTCCAGCGCGACCAGGCGGAAGCCCTGATTAAGGCTATGGTGACCAACGGCATCATCGAACCTCGCAAGGTGGGGGCGGCGTTGTACTACCAAGGCACCAAATACGACGCCTAGGAAGCCCGTGGCGGCGTTTTCTTCCGTAGTCTGACTACTACTGCCAACCCGACCCCAAGACAGCCTACGCCCAAAGCCCAGCCCAAGTCCCGGCAGGACTGAAGGGCGAGGGTGGCGGTGGACATATTCCGCTCCAAATCCTTGGAGTCTGATTTCAGCCCCCCGTCGGTGACCAGCATGACAAGGGCATCCGTACTCTGGAGTTGGTCTAGGACGAAGCCTGCGATCCAAGCCGACATGGCTGCGGCGAGGCCGGCGGCGACGACCAGGCCGATGACGGCGAAGAGCAGGTTGCTCTCACTTGCGTCGCTTGGTGGTAGGTCTCTTTTTGGCATCTTTTTTCGGGGGGCCTACCTCGGCGTCTCCCTTCGACTTGATATACCTCATCAGGTAGTCCAGACATTCTGGCGCGGCATAGCCGCTGGCACCCACGACGCCCATTTTCAGGCCGGCGTTTTGAATATGGTCTTGGATGCAATAGCCGACCAAGGCGGCGGTGATCGCAGCGGCGAGGACACGGCGGATTACCCAGCCAATCGAGACCGGCTCGGTACTTAGGAGAAGTCTGGCAACCATCGCTAGGCCACCTAGGACGCCAGCCACGACGCCGTCCTTGACCTCCCTAGGGATGTCGTCGGGATTGATAGGTGCCGCACTCACGAAATCTTGGGGGGCTTGGCGTTGGGGGCGAGCAGGACACGGCGGTAGTCCTGATCCCAGAGGACGGCGGCTAGGTCTTTGCCGGCGCGGTCGACTTGGGCTTCAGACAGGTCGGGGAAGGTCAGGTGGACTTGCTCATGGCAGAGGACTTCCAACTGCCGCTTGGCACCGAGGCGCGGGTCGATTTCAATCAGCCCTTCGCCGATGGTAGCCTGACCCCATGCTCGCTGGCGACCGAGCTTGACCCACTTGACCTTACTCTTTTGGCGGCGTTTCGTCATGGTCGTTAGAGCGTACGGAATCCCGTACTTTATCGGCGAGCCACCAGAGGCCGAGGCCGGCGGCAATCAGTAGGGTGGCACCGGCGATGTACTCGAAATATGGACTGTCGATGATGAAGGGGACGGAACCGCAGAACGCCCCGCATAGCAGGAGGGGGATGCCGATTTTCGGGCCGAGGAAGGCGGTGGTCAACGCACCGATTACGGCGAGACCGGCACCGACGAGCGTCCACGTCTGGGCGGAGGCGTCCTTCTTGACCCGTTCGATTTCGGCTTGGAGTTCCTTGATACGGCCATCCTTGAGGTCGGAGACGCGCTTGGCTTCGGCTTGGTCGGCTTCCAGTTTCTCCCAAGCCTTGTTTACGGCGGTGGCGAGTTTGCGTCCGAACTCCATTTGCTTGGCGTAGTCGATTTCGCTACCCTTGGCTGCGCGAGCCATGCTGAAGGCCACGTCCGCCTCGGGGGGCGGGGGCAGATAGGACTGGGCGAGGCGAGACTCCGCGACGACGACCTTGGGCTTGTCTGCGTTCTTCTCGATGGCCACGAGGGCGGCACCGACCCGGTGATCCGTCTTGTCGAGGTCTTTGCCTAGGGTCTGGACGGCGTCGGGCTTCGTCGGTGCCGGCGGCTGGACGGGCAGGGGCGGCAGGGCGTCACCCTTGCGGAACAGACTGCACCCGGTCAGGGCCAGGACGGCGATGACCAGGAGCAAGCGCATAGACTCAGCGGCCCTTGAGGGCGTCGAGGGCCTGACGGCCCTTGGCCTCCAGAGCGGAGGCTTTGGCGGCGTGCTTCCGCATGACGAGCAGACCCGTGATCAGGCCTAGGATGAATGAGAGGATTGCGAGAATCATAAATTAAGTGACGGTATATTGACCAACGTAGAATTGTGCAGGGCTACCGTAAGGGCCGTTAGGTTCAAACTGGAGATAAACGTCATATACCTGTCCGTTTAATTGTGCGGAAGTAGACTGCGTAGCGGTAGCCGTTCCCGAGCTTGAGATGCCGAACGGCTGATTAAAGGTATCATAAACCCCATTAACGTCTAAAGCGTAAATGCGACCAGTTACGGTTAATTGATTCAGCATATATGCCAATGCTGGAGCATTTCCAAAAGAGAAGGAAATCGTCATCATATTAGGGCTAGACGTCGAGCTGACCGAAAAGGAACTAGTGTTAGAGGTGAACGTGGAGCCGAGCGTAAAAGAGTAAATCTGGGCCTCGCTCCAAGAAGGGCCGGCCGCGACAGTCTGAAGCGAACCGTTTCCGAACATGATGCCGTTCGTATCGACCTTGAGCGCGGCGGACGTATCCGGGGCGACGCCGATGCCGACCTTGCCGAACTGGTCGACGACGAAGCGGGTTGCGTCGGGGGTCGTGGAATCCTCGACCTCGATAGCGTTGGCCGTTCCCTTTTGCGTGACGCGCAGGGCCGCAGACGTCGCCGTCGTGACGTCGATGATTTGCGAAGACGTGAAAGTATTCGTCAGGTTCGAGGTCGCACAATAAAGGTTAGCGCCGCCGACCTTGTAGGTGAGTTTCGGGGACGTCGCTCCAGAGATCCAAACATCGCCAGAGGCCGCCGAAGTAGCGGTCGTGCTTAGGGCCGTGCCGCCGAGGTTCAGAGAAGGAGTGTTTACGCCGAGGTCTGGGAGGTTGACCTTGCCCGTAAACGTAGCCCCGGAGAGGTTCGCCTTGCCCGCAGCCGAAGCGATCGTGAAGTAAGTCGAGGCCGCGGTCGTGACTTCGAGCTTCGCATTCAGCGCCGTCGCAAGGTCGGTCTGATTGCCGAGCGTGCCGGTGATGCCGCCCCAGGCAACGGAGGCCGCAGGGACAACGCCGCCCACATTGACCGTCCAAGAGGCGTACGTTCCCGACCCGGTGTGGTGATTGATGTCCACGGTCAGGACGCCAGTGCCGGAGTTGTACGTCAGCACCTCGCCGTGCATATGGTTCGACGCGTCGTAAGAGATCGTGAAGGTCTTATTCGTATTGCTAA